AAAAGGAGATGCACGTTCTCAACAAATGATAGGTATAATGGTTGATCTTACCTTATATAATATTCATTCAAGAGTTTCACCTAGGAATGTTCCAGATGTACGTGTAAAGCGTAGGGATGATGCAATATCATGGTTAAAAATGGCATCAATGGGAAAGATAACTCCAACATGGTTAAATAAAACTCCTCGTGTTTTGACTAAATTTAGATCTTATTCAAATCCAAAAAATAATAACAGATATTAATGGCAAATTTGTGGAATAGAATGTTTCAAGCTAAAAATCAAGCTGATAAAAAAACAGACAAGAAAAATTTAAAGAGATCAACTTTAGTTCAATCATCACGTCAAACACAAGACATATATGGATGGAGGCAAGCTATTAATGAAGCTGAAAATAACGGACAAAAATATAGAGTTAAAATGAACACTATATATAAAGATGTTATATTAGATGGTCAAGTAAAAAGTTGTATATCTAAACGTAAAAATTTGACTTTATTGCAAGATTTTGCCTTATTTGACAGTAATGATAATATAGATGAAGAAGCAACAAAATTAATAAAGAAGAAATGGTTTTCAGATATAAGTAATTATATATTAGATTCTAAATTTTACGGATATAATTTAATAAACTGGACCGATGTAAAGAATAATGAATTACTTGGTGTTCAGATTATTAATAGAGAATTTATAAATCCGGATGGAATGTTTATTGGAGAGCATCCATATGCAACTCAAGGAATAGATATTATGGATGAAAGTATTCAAAATTGGTCGCTGTATTGTACAACCCCATCAGAAAATGGTATTTCTAATTGTGGTTATGGTCTGCTTTACGAAGCCGCCAATTACCAAATTTTATCTAGAAATAATTTAGCCTACAATGCTGACTTTTCTGAAAGATTTGGTATGCCAGTAACCGTATTAACCACTGACAGACAAGATGGTGAAGATTTAGATATAGTGGAGGATAATTTAAAAAATATGGGAAGTAACGGATATTTGGTAAAGGATTCAACAGATGTTATTGATTATTTAGAATTTAGTAATTCAGATAATGGATATCAGGTATATGATAATTTAGAAAAAAGATTAGAAGCTAAAATTACCAAATTACTTTTAGGTCACGCCTCAGCATTGGATGAAACTCCAGGAAAATTAGGAGCATCACAAGGTGAAAGTTCTCCAGTTTCAGAAGCTTTAAAAGAAATTAAGTCTGTTGATTCAGTGTATTTAGCTTATTATATAAATGATTTTTTAATTCCAAAACTAAGAAATTTAGGTATAAAAATTAAAGATGGATTAACTTTCAAATTTATAAATAGTGATGAAAAAGATGAAGCGGATAATAAATTAAATACACAAAGAACAGAAGTAACAGCATATGTAAAAACTTTAGCCGAAGCTGGATATACGGTTGATGCAAAATGGCTGAGTGATGAATTAGGTATTCCAATTTATAAAGTTACTGAAGTTCAGAACACTGAAAAAAAAAAAGTAACTAATGAATCGAATGCTTTTGATTCAGTTGTATTTAAAATATTCAATCAAGAAAATATTATTTACGATTATAATTTATTCAAGACTATTAAAAATGATTTGGATTTATTTAAAAACTCAGGAGTAAAAAATGATGCTTATCATGACCGATTAGATTTGGTTCATGGATTAATGCAAGCTGATTCAGTGAGATTTTCTTTTGCAAAAACACAAGAAGAGATTAATAAATTAAATTCTATTTATAAAAAGGATATGCCTTATTCTAAATTTAAAGAAGAAGCCTTATCAATTGATAATCAATATAATAAAAATTATTTAAAAACAGAATTTGATACAGCATATAATAGAATGTTAAATACTGACGAATATTTAGATAAATCAACACGTTATAAATTTGCAACATGGAGACAAATACAAAGAATTACTGCTCGTGATGAACATAAATATTTGAATGGTAAGACATTCTCAGTAAGCACATTACCAGCACTTCCGCCAATCGGATATAACTGCGGTTGTGAATTAGAGTATTCCAATGAACCAGGAGATTTACAAACTCCATCATATTTTAAATCAGATAAGATTGAATATAATTTAATGGTTAAACAAGGATTTTGGAATAATCCAGCAAAAACAGGAGAGGTATTTGGATCAGGATATGATGAATATAAAAAGAGTATATCACTTAAAGATCAAGGTTTTAACTTAAATTTATTTACAGTTAGTATGTTATCATTGAAGAAAAATGAAAAATGGTTATGTAATAAACAGGGTAATGAATGGTTAGTTGAAAAGATGGATTTAGAAGGTAATGCAATAGAAACTTTAAATTTATCACAAGAAGTTTTTCTAAATTTAAAAAATATGATAATATTATGAATAAGATAGGTGATTGGGATTTTGATGAAATAATTAAAAAAATAGAAAGTTCAAGTTTACCAGTTAAAGTGGGAGATTTAGCTCAAAAAGAATTCAAAAAGAATTTTGAAACTGAAAGTTTTTTTGGAACTGCTTGGTTACCTACACAAAAAAAATCTTCCAATCCAACCCTCACAGAATCTGGTGCTTTAAGAAAAAGTATTAAAGTAATTCAGGCAGATTGGACAAAGATAGAGATTGCAACTGTAGGTAATAAAGTAAATGATTATAGTTATAAACACAATTACGGAGTTGGTGTTCCTAAACGACAATTTATGGGTGAATCAGAAGTATTAGATTCTAAAATAGAGAAATTAATAGAGAAAGAATTAGATAAAATACTTAAAAAATAGCTATAATTACGTTATGGGATTAAAAACATTTTATAATGATATAAATACTTCGATTAAAGAAATAGTTGACGATAATGATATACAATTATTTAAATATGTTGGTATATGGAATAATCAATTACAATCATTGAGAGTCGATAATAATTGGATATCTATAACATATCCGGCAGTTTTTATAGAAATAAATATAAGGGATATAGAACAACAAGGTATGCGTAATCAGATTTGGAATTGTGAAGTTAATTTTCATGTAGTTGATGATTTTTATAATGGCGAAAACATGGAAGAAAATACTAGAATATTCGAATTTAATGATAAATTATGGGAACATATTCAATGTAGAAAATATCCAATGTCCTCAATATTAGTAGGTTCAGGTCAAAATCAAGAATTCGATCATGATAATTTATATCATTATGTTCAAAGTTTTGAATGTAATTATGAATATGTTTATCCGGATCCAAAGATTTCAAAATCAGGTATAAAATTGAATGTTACTCTAACAGGAGCAACTTTTGCATAAAAATAATAAAATATAATGGCTAGGACTATACAACAAATTCAGGATCAAATAATTGAAACTAAGAATAGTTATTCAGATTTAGATGGGTTAAATTCACCATCACAAACCGCAATTTGGCGTCTATGGACATTCATTGTTGCAGTATCTATTTCTTTTTTAGAACAAATTATTGATTTATTTAAAGTAGACATTGAAACAAAATTAACAAATAGAGTTGCTGGAACAAGAAATTGGATTAGTGATAATGTTAGATTATTTCAATATTCATTGACTGATCCACAAGCAATCATTATATCTGCAGGTACTTATGAGATAGGTTATCCAGTATATAATGCAAGTTATCAGATAATTACACAGGTTGCTTTAGAAGTTTTAACAAACAATTTAGTTCAAATAAAAGTTGCTAAAAAATCTCCACCGGAACCATTAGATGCCTTAGAAAAAATTGCCTTAGACTCTTATATAACTGAGATAATGCCGGCTGGTATTCAAACTTTATTAATAAGTGAAAATAGTGATAAAATTTATATGACTGGAACAGTCTATTATAACGGCATGTATTCAGCAATAATTCAAACTAATGTAGAGTCAACTATTAATGATTATTTAGAAAATTTTCCGTTTGGCGGACGTTTTGTATTAACAGAATTAATAGAAACCTTACTTCAAATTGATGGAGTTAATGATGTTAAATTTACAAGAGTAACAGCACGTAGAGATTATACTACTTTTAATACTTTAACCAATGAACAAATTTATGTTCTAGAGGGATCTGCTTTAGATGTAAATAATAGATTTTATAACACATATTCTGGTTATATGGCAACCGAAACAACAACCGGTTATACTATTTCAGATTCAATAAATTATACAGCACAATAATATGAGCATTTTTGATATAAATTATAATAACGTTGTAGATAATTTATTAGTTCCACAATATCGGACAACCAGGTTTAAAAGATGGATGTATTCTTTAATTTATCCCATACAATTTTTGAGGAATATATTTTTTAATAATTATGTAAATAGTAATACTTATACATATTATAATGGTATTGATAATATTAACATAATTTATTCAGGAACAATGGTTAGATTTCCAAATTTAACAGTTTGGATGACAACACAAGATAATATAGATATTAATACATATAATCCAACCATTGGTCAAACCACAGATACTTATGGAAATACAGTCTGGATTAAAATTCAAGATGATTTTATAGGATTTGAAGAAAGAACTCATTTTTGCAATCAAAAAATAATGTTTGAATATTTATTAAACAGATATTTCAAATTATATTTGGGCGGAGATTCAATAGAAATAAAAACGAATGATACCTCTCATAATACTGTATTTATTGCACAAGAATCTGAAGATTCAACAGTAATTGCTCAAACAGATAATGATTCATTATTTTATATTGGAGAAACTGGTACTGAGGATGAAGATTATAATTTCACAATTTATGTTCCGGAGCAAGTATCGATTGATTTAGGAATAAATTATGAATCAATGATTAGACAAATAGCCGATAAATATAATTATTTCGGGCTAATTTACAATGTAGTAATTTATTATTAAAAAATAAAATATATAAAATGAAAAAGATTTTAACAGCAAATATTGAAACTCCTGTAAGACAACCGTTTACTAGATATTCATTAGAACATCTTCAACAAGCATATTCTGAATTAATTCTTGATTTAAGTGATGCTCCTAGTTTAACAAAACATGCTTATTTTTCTGGTTATGCACAAATTTTATCTGGATGTGCACCTGCACAAACTATGTTTGGATTTTGGATTATACCAGCTGGTTTAATAAAATATAATTCTGAATTATACCATGTTCCGGCAACTAATGTTCATATAACTCCACCAAATGTTCCTGTATGTTATATTTATGAATCTTATATAAGTCAAGATCCATTAGAATTAACGGATGGAAGTTTGGAATATGTTCATCAAATAAAAAATATTATTATTACTGGTGGTATATCTGGTTCTGGTGGATTGATTGAATCTGGTTATACATATTTATGTGATTATTCAGAATTATTATCTACTCCCACAATTACTGATGTATATCCTACAGCAGTAGTACAAACTGATATAGCTGGAATGGCACATACTGGAAATACATCTTCGACAAATATTACTGTTACAACTCCATATACTGGGTGGTCAGCATTGACAAATATAAATACTTTAGATCAATTTAGAGAAGTTAAAATAGATTCACTATTTGAAACAACAAGCATAATAGCTCGTAATAAAGGTTGGCACCAGATGGGAACTATAAATTCTACATATTCACCGCCACAACCTTATTATACAACTGGTTCATATAGATTAGTTTATGACCATACAGATTATATCACATATGATTTTTATCCTGTTGGAATTAAAATAGAAGATAATAAAATTTATTATTGGGATACTCAAAATGATTCAGGAAATAGTTATTTTACAAATATAACTTTACAATTGAGATATAATATTTAATATATACAAAATTTATAAAAAATAATTATAATTAGTTTATGGGAGAATATAAATATTCAATTAATTTAAACATAAGAAATAGAATAATGCTTATTGATGATCAAATTGGGGTAGATGATTTAGGTAAAGGAATTGATGAAAGTCAATTTATGAGAGAATTATTGGCATTAGATCAAATGGGATTTGAAGATATAACATTGATGATCAATAGTTACGGAGGATATGTATCTGCAGGACAACAAATATTTAGTACTATTTTAAATTGCAAAACTAAAATAAAAACACAGGTTATGGGAGTAGCGGCTTCCATAGCGGCTGTAATTTTTGAAGCCGGTAATCAGAGAATTGTGAATGATTACAGTATTTTAATGTTCCATGATCCATCAGGTGGATCTGAAAAGAGTTTAGATGTTTTTAAAGAAGCGATCATTGCAATGTGCGGGAAAACTAAATTACCGAAAAAGAAAATAAGTGATATTATGTCAAACGAAACTTGGATTAATGGAAATGATTCCAAATATTCAGGTGTGCTTTGGGATGTAATGTTAGAAACGAATAGAGTTATAAATCTAAATAATATAGATATGGTCATGAATTCCGGTAAGGAAATTATAGATCAAATAAAAAATGAAAATGATATGGATTTAAGAATAAAAGAAAAATTAGACCTTTCAATTAATTCAACTGACGAAGATGTATTAAATAAAATTGATGAATTGAAAACAAAAAATGAAATTGAAATTGAGATTTCAGAATCAGAAGAAAAGCCAGAAATGACAGAATTAACTATCAAGAATAATTTAAAAATTGCTTTTGAATGTTTTGAAACCGGTAAACCTATTTTCACAATGGATGAAGCTGGTAATTTAACACAATTAGCACCCGGAACTTATGAATTCTTAGATGAAGAAAGAACTTATACTTATTCTAAATCATTCGTAATAAATGAATTAGGTGAAGTTGAATCAATCAGTGAAAATGATACAAGATTAGAGAAAGCAATGAATATTACAATAGATAAATTAGTTGATGTTATAAATATTGAAGTTAAAAACGAAGATATTCAAACTGAGATTGAAAATATTGTTGAAGATATTATTGAAACTGAAACTATTACGGAAGAAATTAAAGAAGAAAAAGACACTAATTTAGAGGAAATTGCTATACTTAATTCAGAAGATAATGAAAAAGATATTGAGATTGAAAATTTAAAACAGAATATCGAATTATTAAAAGAAGAAATTGAAAATATTAAAAATACAAAAAATATTGATGTTCCAGTAAAAGGAATTGATTTAAAAAGCACTTTAAAAGTTTCAAATTATAGTTCAAATATGGCTAGTTTAATGGAACAAATTAAAGAAAAAAATAAAATAAAATAAAATGAGTACATACGGAAGTTTAGTTTTAACAGACACAACCTATAGCGGAGAAGCCGCTGGTCCATTTATCAGACAAGCAGTTGTAGGAGCGGAAATAGTTGACGGTGGTCACGTTTATGTAAAAGACGGAATTTATAAAAAATACACCATTCCACGCATGTCGTTTGATGATATGGTTCAAGATTATGCAGCTAAACCTGTAACAAGTGGTATTACAACTATTACTGGTGCAGTATTAGAACCAGAAAGATACATGATTTATTTGGAATTTGATCCACAAGATTTTAAAGACCATTGGTTTGCACCTGAAATGCAATCAAAATTGATTGGTAGAAGTTTACCAAATACTGTTGAAGCCGGAATAATTACATCTGTGTTAGAATATCATCAACAATACTTAGGGAAAGCGTTCATTATGTCAGCAACTGGCGGAACGGCCCCTTATAATAAATTCGGTGGATTCCTGCAAAAAGCACTTAATGATGCAACGGTTCTTGACGTAGCTGGTGTTTCTGCAACAACTCTTACAAGTTCAAATATTGTAACTGAATTAGAGAAAGTTTATGCAAAAATTCCAAAAGCATTACTTTTTGATCCTAATTATAAATTATTTGTAAGTTATGCAACTGCTGGATTATATTCAGATTATCAAATTGCACAAACTAACAAGGGTGTTGATGTAACTTCTTTTGGTTCAATGACTTATAAAGGTAAAAAAATTGTTCCTTTGGCTTTCATGAGAAATAATACTATCATGGGTGCAAAAGGTACAGCCGGTTTAGATTCTAATCTTTGGATTGGTATAAACAGTAATGAAGATGCAACCATTCAATTGGGTAAATTACAAGCAAATTCAGATCTTTGGTTTGTTAAAATTTTATATGCTGCTGATACACAATTTGGTTTCGGTTCAGAAGTAGTTTTATACTACGGAGCATAAATTGTATATTGATTTAGAGAGTGTTAATTTTAGCACTCTCTAAATTTAAAAAATAAAAAAAATTAAAATGGCATTACCAAAAATAACTTTTACAAAACAAAAAGGTGGATTGGGAAGAGTATTACCAGGAGAAGATCATATTTCAGGTTTCATTTTTTATAATGATACAAAACCTTCAGGATTTTCTAGTGATACATCTTATGTCGAAAGAGTTTTATCGTTAACAGATGCTGAAAATTTAGGAATAGTCAATACAAATATTGATGAAACTAAAGCAACTGCTACAATTATAATCACTTCGGCTTCTACAATTGGTCAAAATATTTCTATTGCTGTTGGATCAACAATATTAGGAACTTATGATGTAACTGCTTCTGCATCAGCAGCTTTAGAAGCACAAAATATTTCAGATGTTATAAATGCTAATACTTATTCACATAAATATATATCAATAGCATCCGGTTCTACAATAACTATAACAGCACCTGCTGGTTTAGGTATTTCATTGAATACTATTGCTTTAACTATTACTACTACTTCAACTGTTGTACCAAATACAACTACTGCATTCGCTGGTGGAGTTGCATCACTTTTGGCTCAATATCACTACCAAATTAGTGAGGCATATAGATTGAACCCAAATTTAATATTATATATTATGATTGCGGATATTCCAACAACTTATTTTGCAACAGAAATTTTAGAAATTCAAAAACAAGCAAACGGTGCTATACGCCAATTGGCAGTTTTTGCAAACGCAAAAACTTCTATCACAACTTCAGACGTAAGTGCTCTTCATAATGCAATTGTAGCAACAGAAGATGATTTCGGTGTTTCTTTTTCAGCTGTTTATTCAACTGATTTAATGGCACTTACTGATGTTTCAAATCTTCCAGATTTATCGAGTTTAAATGCATTTAAAGTTTCTGTATTAATTTCTCAAAGTTTCTCAGGAGTTGGTTTAAATTTAAAAAATATAACTGGAAAATCAGTTCCAACATTGGGTGCTGCTTTAGGAACAATTTCATATAGTAAAGTGTCTGAAAGTATCGGATGGATTGGTAAATTTCCAATTTCAGACGGAGTTGAGTGTGAAATAGTTGGATTTTCTAATGGACAATTATATAATTCTATTTCTAAAACTATATTAGAAAGATTACAAGGCTATAGATTCATTTACCTACGCAAGTTTACAGGCACATCCGGATCCTTTTGGAGTGATTCAAATTGTTCAGTATCAGTTGATTCAGATTATAGTTTCATTGAAAATAATCGTACAATTGATAAAGCAATTCGTGGAATTAGAAAAACTATTTTACCAGAATTAAATTCACCGTTGCTCGTAAATACAGATGGTACTTTAACAGACGCAACCGTAGCTGGTTTTAAAAATTATTGTAACGAAACTTTGGAATTGATGAGACGTGCTGGTGAATTAAGTGCTTATCAAACAGATATTGATGCAAATCAAGATGTTCTCGCAACTTCTGAAATAAATATTCAAATATCAATAGTCCCTCTTGGTGTTGCTCGTCAGATCAACATTTCGATTGGATTTAAAACAAAATTATAAATAAAATGGGAGTTTTAAATAGTGCCGTTTTAATCAACGGAAATTCGTACGCTTGGGGAAATGTTACTTGTATTATAGGAAATGTGCCATTAATTGGCATAACTAAAATAAATTATGAAAAAAAACAGGCACGTGAAAATCTCTATGGTTTTGGAAATGAGCCAGTTGCACGTGGTAGTTCTAGAATAGAATATACGGCTTCAATCGAAATATATAGAGAAGAAATGTTTAGACTTATAGCTGCTGCCCCCAACAATGACATCTTGCAGATTCCGCCATTTACCATAGTAATTCAATATGGTATGAATGGTCAAGGAGACGTTGTTGTCCCACATCAGGATACCCTTTACAATGTACAATTCAATCAAGATACACTTTCTGTAAGTGAGGGAGACGCTAAAATAAATTGTCCAGTTGAATTATTAATTGCTGGCATAACACACGACTTTTAATAGTTAAAAAAAAACTTTTCATAAGTGTTTTTTCAAACCTATCAATAATAAACTGTTGATAGGTTTTTTATTGTCTAAAATTGCTATAATTAATGTGAAAAAATAAATATTAATTATGAAAAAAGAGATTGAAAACACTGAATTAATTCCAGTTGAAATGAAAAAAATGGAAGTTGTACAAGAACAAGTTGAAAATAAAAGATTAGAATTACAAGAAAAATTAAAAAGACCAGTATATTCTTATATTGTTGATATGGAGGATGATGATTACGCTATTTGTTTCATTCAGGAACCTCAGAGACTTACAAAAATGAGAATAATTGATATGTTGGCTCAAAGCCAGGGAGTAACTGCTGCCGGTCAAACATTATTTGAAAGTTCAGTAATACGAGAAGAAAGTGATCAACGTATTTTTTCACAAGATTGTAAATATGATGCTTTATATCTAACTATTATAACTAATTGTGTTGATTTAATTTCAGTTTATTCAGATGTTCTTAAAAAAAAATAAGTGAAGAGATTGAAGAGATTGAAAAATTGGAATACAGACAATATTTTGCTTTAATCCAATATTTCTTTCACGTTGATTGTCGAGAACTTGATGATTCTGAATATGCTTATCAGGTTGCAAATTTAGATTTTTGTCTAAAAAAATTAGGATGGATATGTAGATTCAAAAAGAGGTCACTCAATATAAATAATAAAAATGGCAGGTAAAACAGTAACATATATATTAAATTTAAAATCAAATATAACTGAAGGATTAAATAAAGCTTCAAATTCTGTAAAGGGATTTGAAAGTAAATTAAGTTCTGTTGGTGCAAAAACACAATCAGTTTTTGGAGGAATGTTAAAATTTAATATATTAGAAAATATTGCTAGTGGCGCTTTAAATTTAGGTAAATCTATGATTACGATGGCATCAGATGTCGAAAATAGTAAAGTGGCCTTTGAAGTTTTACTTGGATCGGCTGAAAAGGCTAAAAATATGTTGGGAGATATGAAAAAGTTTGCCGACAAAACACCTTTTACTTTTACAGATTTACAAGCAGCCGGGAAAACAATGCTAGGTTTTCAAATTCCAGCCGATAAAGTTATGACAACATTGAAAAATCTTGGTGATGTTTCAATGGGGGATTCTGAGAAATTAAAATCCATGACTTTAGCTTTTTCTCAAATGTCTGCTGCTGGTAAACTTCAAGGTCAAGATTTAAATCAAATGATAAATGCGGGATTTAATCCTTTAGGTGAGATGGCAAGAACTTCTGGGAAATCAGTTGGATATTTTAAAGATCAAATGGCAAAAGGAGCTATTTCAGCAGATATGGTTGCAAAAGCGTTTGAAACTGCAACAGCCAAAGGTGGTCCATTTTTTGGAATGATGGAAAGAATGTCAAAAACTACTGCTGGAAGATGGTCAACCTTGAAAGACCAAATACAAACTATAGGTATTTCAATTGGTACTGCAATTTTGCCAACATTAAACAAATTGATGGATTATATATCAGAATTTTTTTCAAAAATAAATGTTATAAAAAGTATTTTGCAACCTATTTTTGATATAATAGTTAATTTATTTAATACAATTACTTCATCTTTTTCAAATTTTGATTTTTCTATAGATGGATTAATTAAAGGATTTCAAAAATTAGTTCAATTTTTGACTCCATTTTATGAGGGTGTTGCAGATGCCATTGGTTTTTTAATAACAACTATTATGCAAATTTTAACTCCATTATATCCAATTTTTGAAACATTAATGAAGTTAATGTATGGTATATTTCAATATATTAAGATTTTAGTTAAAGAATTAAAAGTAGCTTTACAACCAGTTATATTTACACTAACTATTTTAGCTAAAGTTATAGGTATTATATTTACTATTATTTCAGAACTAATTAGCATTATAGGTAAATTAATTAACAAATTTAAAGAAATAACTATTATTAGAAAAATTTTCGATGGTATTACATTAGCTGTAAAATTTATGGGTGAAAAAATAAAGTGGATATATGATAATATCTTACAACCAGTTTTAGATAAAATAATATGGATATCTGATAAAATACAAAAATTACTTGGAATAGATACTACAAGGCCAGAAGCTGTAAAAAATTTCAGCGAAGATCAAATCAGAGAAGCTGCTAAAGATAAAACATCTAAGAATGCCATTGAAATTCAAAAAGTTTCAGATTGGGCAATGAAAAATCGGGGTGCTAAGGGTTCGACTGAAATAATAAATAAATTAGCTGAATTGGGGTGGTATGAAAATTGGAATAAATTTAAAGAAGGTCAATCAAAAAATACAGTATCAACATCTTTAAAAACTGCAACTTCACCATCTACAGTTAAATCAAATTCACCCAACAATATTAACATTTCAATAGGAAATTTAATTGAAGAATTTACAGTAGCAACAACAACATTAAAAGAAGGAAGTTATCAAATTAAGGAAATAGTTAGTAAAGTGTTACTTGAAGCCATAAATGACGTAAATTTAGTAAGATAAAAAAATAAAATATAAATATGCCAGATTTTAGAATAACACCATTAGCCACAAACGGAATAATTGACGCTTTTGGTCTTGGAAAAATTAAATATAAAGTTATTCAAGGTGTTAGTAAAGATCTTGAAACTCTTGGTGTTAGACCTGCTTTTACTTTGGCTTCTGAATTGGCATTGGAGAATATTTATAAACCAATAATGTCTAAAAATGCTATAATTTATGAAGAATCTTTAACTCAAAAAGATAATAATAATATTAAATCTGGTATTAATAATTTTATGAAAGGTACTGGAGATAATCAATTTGTGTTCAGTTCATTAAAATTTAAAGATTCAATAGATTATAAATCTAAACAAAAAATAACAATGGAAAATAATTTTATCCCATGTTGTTTATTCTCAACTACTCAAACTAAAAATATTGTTAAAACTGCTGTTCTAAATCGTTCAGGTACTATAAAAGAATATGTATCAGATGGTGATTTTATGATTAATGCTAAATTAGTTATAACCGGATCTAATGGTATATATCCTTTTGATAAAGTTAAAAATTTAGTTTCTTTTCTTAATCAACCAACTGAATTAGAAATAGATAGCCCTTATTTAAATAATATTTTAGGAGTAACTTATGTTGTAGTTGAAAGTTGGGATATGCCACAAACTGAGGGTGGGATTAGTCAACAAGCCTTTAATATTAATTTTTCATCAGATGTTCCATTTTTATTGGAAGAAATAGGATTAATAGAACAAGTAAATCAGGTAATAGGTGGAGGAGCACCTTCAATGTAATTATGTTAAAACCAGTTGTTATACTAAGAATAAGTCAAAGAATGAAGGATGTTAATGATTTAAGAACACCTAGAGATTTTGTATTGTCTTATGTAGAAAGTTATGAAATTATAGATAATATTGATAATTTAACAAAAACTTGTAAGATAACGATACCTAATTCAAACTATTGGGATAAAAATAAAATAAATCCCCCAAAAAATTTATTTAATGAAATAAGATATGGGGATTCTATTCAAATATTATCCGGTTATGTGCAAGGGAGAAAATTAGATGATTTTTCAGATGTTACCGTTTTATTTGATGGTTGGGTTACAAGAGTTTCAAATACTACTCCAATGACCATTGATTGTCAAGATCATATGTTTTTATTAAAGAAAAGTAGATGTTTAAATTTGACATGGGATACAACTAAAAAATTAAATGAGGCTAAAAAAGAGGGCACTTTAGAAAATCTAATAGTATATATGTTCAAAAACATTAAATACGATTATATTAAATATGATAAAGCCGCTAATAAAGCAACGAAAGAATCGACCTCGTTGTGGGATTTGGGCTTTCGGATAAACACTGACAATACTGGAACAAACATAGGTAAATGGATATTATTTGAATCAAATTCAATAGCTGATTTCCTGGAGGAAATTAGATCTAAATGTAAATTCACTGTATTTTTAAAAGGTTTTGATTTGTTTTGTGGTATTATTCAGTATAATCACAGATTGAAACAAGAAGATAAATTAATTTTTGGAACTAATACAAATATAATTGAAAATAATATTGAAATAGTTTATAAAGATGAATATAGAGTTAAAGTTAAGGCTGTTGGAATTCAGAAAACCGAATTAAATGGAAAGAAAAAAGAATATAGAATTGAGGAAACTGTTGGAGATTTTGATGGAGATTTAAAAACATGGCATTCACTTGACGATTTCCAAGATGCTTATTTTGAACCGGGTCAGACAGAAAAGAAAAGATCAAAAACCCTTAGGGAACAAGCATTATCAATTTTGCCAAAATTTAGAGCAGATAAAGCTAAAGGAAATATAGTCACTTTTGGATACCCTAAAGTTTTTAAGGGAAATATAGTAACTATAATAGATCAACCAATTTTAGATCGACAACCTAAATTAAAAGCTTCTACTGGTGATTGGAAAGACGGATTAGAATTTTTAGTTAGAGGTGTAATATATAATGGTGGAACACAAGGACTTAGACAGACAATAGAATTAGATTTCAGATATGATACTTTAACTCCAGAGGAATTAAAAAATTATATTGAAAATAAAGGATTTATAAACTTATCAGAAGATAAAAAAAATAATTCATAATATGAGTAATTCAGATTTAAGAGATGCCATAAATAATATAGTACAGTCCCAATATGATAATAAATCAATTATCTTTTTTTGTCGAGTTACAGCAATTGATACTGTAAATCAGACGTTTACAGCACAAAATATAAAAGGTGAATCTGATGATATTTTGGAAAATTGTCAAATTAATGTAGGCAGTGGAAATAATATTGTTAGTATGCCGGCTATTGGAGCTCAGGTTTTACTCATAAGAGATAATTCTGATAATCAATATTATATGATTAAACAGGATGGGGTTAGTAGTGCAACTGTTAGTGTTACCGGTGCTGTAAAATTGGACTCATCTGTAAGTGTAACTGTTACTTCACCAAAATTTGACGGTAATGTTGAACAATTTTTTATATATAATCAACCTCCTACCGGACCAGCTCAAAAAACAGAAATAATTTTTAATGGTGGATCAAATGGTGGAGTAGTAAATGTTAATTATTTATTACAAAGAATGGATAGAATAGAACAGTCAATCTTAGATTTTAAAGGAATTTTTGATACGTGGGTGCCTACATCTTCACCAGGAGATGGAGCAGCCCTTAAATTGGCATATTCAACTTTAATATCAACATTTCCAAATGCCTTTAATCCAGGATCAACGGATATACATTATTTAGAAGATCATGATTTTTCGCATTAAAAAATAATTTAAAATTATGGAAGTAAAAGATATATATACAAATATAGATCGTGATTTTGATTTCTTGGACGGAGATTTCATAATTGATTATTCAGATAATACACACATTCAAAATATTATTGAATCATTTCCTGGTTATTGGAAAGAATTCCCTTCTATAGGTGTAGGTATAATGTATTATTTAAACTCTTCTGGTAAACAACAAGAATTAAATAATGAAATAAGTAGACAAATAAAGCAGGATGGATATTCTATAAATGTTTTAGAAATTTCGGATGATTTCGAAATAGAAATTAATTGTACAAGAGACTAATGAATGAATTAAAAGTATATGATAATCAAACTATTATAGATGTAATAGGAAATAATATAGGTAATTTAGATTGCTTATATTCATCTTTGTTGTTAAATAATTTAACATCTGTTGAAAATATATTAGATATAGATATACCAATAAAATATGAAAAATCGTATATTAAGAAAATATATAAAAAATTAACTGTAAATCCTAGAAAAATAGAGAAAAAAACTTATGATAATCAATCTGTTTTTGATGTTTATTTACAATTTAATAATAATTTTGATGGTTTCTACAATTTTTTAGATCTTAATAATTTTAACTCAAATTATGATTTAAACCTAGAAATTGTTATAATTAGTTCAGAACTTAATTCTGAATTTAACAAAATAAAATACTGTACAAAAGTTGGAGAACCAATTATGGACATAAATTTTTTACTACTTGAAAATAGTTCATATGTTAAACAAGAAAACGATTATAAAATAATTATAAATTAATGGCAGATAAAAAAATAAGTGAATTGGTTGATGGTGGAAACATCATATCGGGCGATTATACAATTATCACAAGAAATAATCAAAATTATAAAGTTGATCTAAATACTTTAATTGATACAACAATTGATTGGTCCGGAATCACAAATACACCTACTACATTATCTGGTTATGGAATAACTGATTCATATACTATAAATGAAGTAAATACATTAATATCCGGAGCAACATATCATCCATTGATTTCATTGACATATTCTGAATTATTTGATTTATATACTAATTCACTATTAATTCCAGGTCAAAAATATATGATAACTGATTATAGAACAATTCATAATTATTTAGATGGTAATACAATAACTGGTGATTTAAATTTAGATGGAGTTATTGAACCATTAATATTATTAGCAACATCAATAAATACTTTTGATAAACAAGCATATTCTGAATTATTTCCTAAAGATATTATATATTATGATATTACTGGTGGTGATACAAAAGATATTGCTTTTTTCTCCATAGGAGATGAACCAGCACCAATTTCTGGATTAACTGGTATAATTTATTATCGAAAAGATACCGTTCAAAATGTTGAATGTTGGTATGATTTTAGAAATGTTAAGTTTAGAAGATGGATTATGAATTATCCATCTTGGGTTTCTGGTACATCATATATAAATGGAAATATAGTGAATTTTGAAGAAACATATTATGTTTGTGTTAAACACACAAGTTCAAATATATCACCAGATTTAGATACAATAAATTGGGCATATAATGAAACTCTACAGGATTTATATGGTATATATTGGGGTTATACAACAGATTCAAGTTATTATTTAGGTATACCTATTGCTGGATTATATGAAGATGTTTATACTTTTAAAGATTATTCAACAACATATAACGCTTATA